CGTCATAAGAGTTTCCTTTTTTATCCTTGTAATTGTATTGCTGTCCGTTTTTACTTTCTGCATGAATACTGGCAGCTAGACGACCGGTTATTATATGACCGTCCCCTATTAGTTTTTTCTTTGCATCTGTTTCAACAGCAAGAGCAGTCTGATCAACAGCCCTTTTAACAGCCTTATCAGATTCCTTTCCGAATCTTTTAAAGTCTGCTGTTAATTCTCTTATGCCCTCTACCTGGATGCCTTTTATCATTGCTTTGTTACTCCGTAAATAGTTATTACTTCCCGTCCTGATCGATCTGTATTAATTGTTGGTGGCCGCATCGGATAAAGTGTCAGTGATCCGTAAACAACCCGTAAATTCTTCCCGTAGCTGTTATTCCATGTGACAATCTTATAAATGACCCTATCAACCAGCTCTGCAACATTCAGAAACCTCGACCCGTCAAGTTGTGTGACTTCTGCCCTAACTGTCCCTGCCAGCGTCCAGACTTCAGACACATCACCGGAAAAGTCTGTTGTCGAAGTCAGCTCATAAATAGAAATACTTGTATTTAACCGTCCTGTTTTCAAAATCCTGTATTCTGGTCAATTGTTTCAATAAGTCTTAATGTGTCATAAGGTATTCGCCCTTCATGTACCCCTTCCCCGGCGCCATCCTCTCGCTGATTGAACATTGTCGAGACTATCCGTTTAATGATCTCATTTGCCGTTAAGTTCTTTTCGCCGGCATTAAAGATCACCTCAACATAATAAATCTCTGCTGTTGCTCCTATTGCAATGGTGCCAATTAACTTATCAGGTGCAATCCGTACCCGTTTCAAACCGTATTGTTCAAATGTTGTCGAAGTGCCGCAAACGGAAACAGTTATTGCAGGGATTGGCTGTACGGGTACGATAGGTAACTCGTAAAAGCCGTCAACAGCATCCTCTTTTTCGAAATATGCTTTATACTGTTTGTTGACAACTGACAGGCTACATCTGTTTTCGAGCCATTGCCGGGCCGTCTGGATCATACGGAAGATTATCGCATCCTGATCCGATGAAGGATAACCCATGAACGCTTTAACGTCGTCAACCGCTACCGGCTCCTCAATGTCTTTTGATAATACGACAAGTTCCATTACTTAACCTTTTTTGTCCTGCGTTTACGGGTAATCTTTTCCTCTTTGGTTATTATCTGTGCCTTTTCCTGTTTCTTTTCCGGCTCCGGCTCAATGATCTCAGTTTCCTGTCCGATCAATTCAGCGTGACCGGATTCAATAAGTAACTGAGCCGTCCGACTGGTAACATACCTTTCAGTTCCCTTTTTATCTACCCGTCCGTTTGGATAGTGTTCGTCTTTTATAAACCTTATTCTTTTTAACATCTTTTGAGTTTTTAAAAGAGGGGAGCAGGGATTTTACGTCTGCTCCCTTCAATCATCATTTAACTACCACTCCATGACCTTGAAACTGATCGCAGAAAAAATAATACTATCCGAAGTAGCACAATTGTTATCTGTTGCCAGCGTCATACGGAAATACCTGTAATACTTATTATTATCTCTCTCAGAGGCATTTAAGGTATCAGCAACCACTAAATCAGCGAATTTAGCCGCCTGATTATTTATGGTTGTATAACTATCATTCAGAAAATGTTTACCTGCAAGGTTATAACTGTAAGTATCCGTTGTTCCTTTACGACTTGATACGTCGACAAAACATACAGCTGTCACCGGCCCGACCTTATTTGATACGATTTCAAATGTCAGTGTATCTTTACCTTTCGACCCTCCAAGATATTCAGAGGCGCCGGGTGTAAAGGTATAGATCGAATTGTTCACCCCTAAAGTTACGGGCCCTTTTGCCGTAGTGCCGGAAGCAGAGGTCAGAACAAGGACAGTTACTATAACTGCCAATGATCCGAAAATTGCAAATAATGTCTTTTTCATTTCGTACCTCCTTTCTTTAACCTACTGCTTTTTCAATAGCTGCTGTAATATCACTAATTGCATCATAAACAAATGCATACTGGAGTACAGTCGGGAATTTAACTGCGGCACGGCATGATGCTGTGATAGTCTTGAGGTCATATTCCGGGTCAGTTGAGTCCTGATCCCATATCTTGACCTCGATGTTACGCCTCATATACAGGGTGATCTTTGAGAAGTCCCCAACGAGCAACTGTCCAGCTGTAACAAGTGAACTCTGAACAACCCTCAGACCGGAAACTGTCAGACCGTTAGCCGAAGCAAACGGAGGAATAACATAAGAACCATTTGCATTCTTGCTCATTTCCATTTCTGCGAAGTCAGCAGGGTTCAAAAATGCGTAATTAGGCACACACTCGTAATAAGCACACTGGTAAGCGGCTGCCCTGATAGCATCGAATGTATTTGGATAAGCAATCTTTGAATTAAGACCGGTAGCAGAATAAGCCTTTGCAGAAGTGATTATCCCGTCAAGGTGCGGAGCTGTTCCACTACCGGAATACAGTTCACTCTCCAGGGCTCGTTCAACCATCGGGAACAGTTCAGTCCTGATCTGTGTCAGGCACTCATCCCAGTCCTCAAGGGCCTCATTAGTGACCTTTATGAATGTTCCGATCTTCTCAACTTCGGCAGCTTTCTGTATCCAGGTGAAGTCACTCTGGCCATACTGCGAATAGTCGTTTGTCACGGCTGCGGTGCCGTCGGTACGGCCCGATCTCTCAACCCATGTAACCCGGTTTGAATTGGTCACTCCACGACCAACAACATCAGTAAATTTAACCGCACGATCCGGAAGTTTTTCAACCCCCGGTGTCCGCATTGGAACAACAACTGCATTATCCAGAGCTAAATCACTCAGTTCTGTGTCTTCGTCGATTGTCGAAGCCTTCAGTAACATCCGGGGATTGCCTTTCATTTCAAATGCAAACTGCCCGCCCGGAGCCTTTATCCGTGCTTTGTTTTCCTGGTAGGCTTTTGTCAGGTCGCCAAATATCGACTGCGGCCCCTTGCCTATCTTATGATCCTTGAGACTAAGCTCAAGTTTATCCAACTGTTCGGATAGTGTTTTTACTTTCACTTCCGACTCATTAGCCTTATTGATCAGGTCTGTGATTCTTTCCTCGCCCGCTTTCTTAGCAACCTCTTTCTGCATCTCTGTATATAAGCCACTAATACGGACAAGTTCAGAATTGATCTGATCCGTTAAAGCTTTTATTTCTTTTTCTCCCACTTTAAAAGTTTTTTAATGTTAATAATATTGATTCCAGAGCCGGCGCAACATCTATCTGGGTGGCCTTTTCGACCGGCGCAGAAATGTTGAGTGACTGTATAATGCTTGCTATCTTGCAAATCTCATTTTCAAATATCTCATAAGTCTCATCTGTGTATTTTCCGTTCTTTAATCCCCGGTTCAGGGCTTCCAGTCTTCGGGTAAGATTGGAGATTATGTCATCCCCTTCCCCCTTAGCGGAAATAATCTCTGTCAGGCTATTAGCTCCCCATGTTACCGAGGAATATTCCCAGAGTTTCAGTTCAATAAGTTTCTGGTTCAGGATTTTCCCATCTGCATCACTGTTTTCCTCTGCACGGATAATATTGTAACCTATTGACATTTCGGTTATGATCCCGTCAATATGCTGTTGCAGCTTATCCTGAGAAAACTGATCCTTTCCAAACTGAGATTCAAAGTACAGGCCTCTTTCGTCCTCTTTCAGAACTTTCGGTATTGCGATAGGTTGCCAGCTGTCGTGCTGCCATAGATGCTTTATGCGGGGTTTTGCACTTTCCGGGCCTCGTTCGGCAATCGTCTTTGAGAATGCTCCGGGCATGACTATATCTTTGTCACTATCCTCATTGCCAAAGATCGAAGCATAACCGGTAACAATGCCGGTCTTTTCGTCTGCATCTTTCAGCTCGAAATTAGACTTTACCTTGAACCCTGATATATTTTTCATCTTAATATGTTATTCATCAACTATGTACCCAATAACGCACCGACAATTTATAATTTCCTCTGCCGGGCCTGTCGATTCTCCCGGAAACCTTAACCCTGTGTTATATTGGTATTCCATTTTCACATTCCCCATGGATTCGTAATACAGGTGGCTCTCCCTGATCCCTTTCAACCCTGATGTTATCCACTCCTTACCAAGTGCAACTCCCGTTTGCCAGGCCCCTTCAAATGATCCGGTATTCGCTGCTCCATTGATCTCTGTCCTTGCGATCCTTTCAGCCTGGTACTTGTTTATGTCAGTGAGCGCTTCTGTCAGCCTGCCCCTCATAGCCCGTTGAATTTCCGGTATGCCCTGTCCGTTCTGAAATCCTTCCTCTAGTAATCCGTCAATCAGGTTATTGATAATTTCTTCTTGAGTTGTGAGTATCTGACCGGTTTTGAGCAATGATCTTTCATTTACATACCTTCGGAAATAATCCTCCCAGAAATCAATATCTTCCTCCTGCTTTCGTAGAACCTTATGAATCCGCTTTACCGTATCAAGTGCAAACAGACTCCCGCCCTTCACCCACATCTCACGCTGATATTTCTCAACCG